AGAGCAAACAGATTTAGAGTTACTTATCGTTATGGTGGTGAACAAGAAGAACGTATTGCAGAAGATGAAAGTGTTCCAAGAGATATTCAAAAATGTTGCAAACTTATGACTTGTCTTGATATTTTAGCAAGTGATTTTACAATGTCACAAATTGCTTATGGTGGTGAAGGAAACATCAATAAAGATAAAGTTATGGATAGATGGCAAAAAGAAATAGACAATATATTGTGGACTAGAAGTGAAATAACTCCGGTGTGGTAGTTTGGCACAAGTACAACAACAGGGTAATACCGATTATATATTAGATGAAAACACTGTTGAAATAGGTAAAATGAAAGTAAATATAAGCAAAAAAATAATTCATAATCTAAAGAAAACAATAGGCGATGAAGATATAAATTTCACAGGAAAACTAACAGATAGCATACATAGGGTAAAAATGGATGGTGTTCACATGGTTTTAATTGATTCACCTTATGCTCATATTGTAAATTGGGGATTAGCACCGGGAACTTTTGTAAATTTTGATGCTCTTAGAATATGGGTAGAAGGAAAATTAGGTGTACCTTCATCTGAATCTCAAAATGTAACAGGGCTTATAATGAGAAAAATATATACTCAAGGTATAAAACCAAAGTTTTTTGTTAAAAAAGCATTAAAAAAACTTATCGGAAAACATGGAGTAGTTAGTTTGAAAAGAGTGAGTGTGAAGAAAAAAGGAAAATGGGGTAGAAGATTAAATAAGGCTAAAAAGAATGTAAATAAGGCTCTTAAGAAAATTAACAAAAGTATTAAGAAAGCCAATAGAATAGCTAAAAAAGCCAATAAAACTGCTAGTAAATCTATAAATACCGCAACTAAGTTCTATAAAGCATTGAGGAAATATAAATGACAGATGGAATAGCAGGTTTAGATTTTGCAAATGATATAATAGATCACCTAAAAAGTAATTGGGTTAATGGCACAGGCGGTAAAATGCCCGTTTTTACTACTCAATGGAAAAAGAAAGCAGTAGGTGTAGGACAAAGAGCCTATGATGAGATCATAGTTAGTCTTGATACCGAAAACCCACAAATTTACAGTATAATAGCGGGAACAGGCTCAGATGGTAAATGGAATTATGATTGGCTACATGATATATCCATAACTTTAGACATATATACTAGTGTAAGTGAAACTAGAGTTTTACAACTTGTAGATGAATGTACTAGAATATTGAAAAATAATGTAGTTTCAACTATTAATAATAGGGAATATATACAGATTTTACCCACAAATGTAGTGTCATTAAATGAAGAATTTAGGAACATATATCGCTATAATATAGACGTAGATGCCATAAGACTTAACCCATAATTCTAGTAATACTTAAATAGAAAGAAGGATAATTTTTGTTATGTCCGCAACAGGTACTTTTGTTAAATCTGCTTCTAGTGTATATGCAGAATATGGCTATGAAACCAATTTTGGCGGGGGAGTTACAAATCCACCAATTCAATTCGGTAAAGAAGTTAAAGTAAGTTCATTAGAGTTTAAAAACAATCAAATGCCACTTGGACAATTATATAGTCCTGAAATTGAATCTTATGCTTATGGTAGAAATGAAGGTAAGGCTTCAGTAGAATATGTATTATCTAATCCATGGTTTTTACAATCTATTTTTGGAGTAGCTTCTTCATCAGGTAGTTCACCATTATATACACATAGATGGCGATCAAATCCTACTGATAATTCAACAATTAGAGATTTAAAATCTATGGCATTAAGGTTTGGGTTTAAATCTACTGACGATTTTGTAAGAAAACCAGTAGGTTGTATTTGTAGTACCATGTCATTAAGAATGGCATTAAATGATACTATTAAAGTTACACAAGAAATTATTTGGGGTGCAGAAACTAAATCAGAAACATTTGCAACTCCAACAGGTGCAGATATAGCTAATGCAATACCATATACATTTGTTCATGGTGTTATTACAAGTCCAATATCAGGTGCAACTTTAGCCACAGTTCAAACATTTGACTTAAACCTTAACACAAATGCAGAATTATTATTTGAAATGGGTGAAGCAAATGCTAAAGATGCTTGGCGTAAAATTTTAGAAATGACAGGTAAAATAGGATTAACAGTAAAAGATTCAACATTTTTAGCTGAAGTTTACGGTAGAGAAGAAACACCAAATAATTTAGTTCTAACAATTTCAAACGGATTATCAGGAAATAATGAAAGAAGTATTACATTTACTTTTTCAGGTTGTAGTTTCCATACTCATAATACAACAGGTATTGCTCCGGGTGAATTAGTTTTACAAAATGTAGATTTCCAATGTAGAAGGGCAGATATATCAGCAAAGAACGCTAGTGCCACAGTACCATAACCAAACACTTATATATACATTATTTATTATATAATCAATGTCAACAGAATTAAATACACATCAATTTCAAGCTAAAATAAATGGTCAAGATTCAACTATTAAAATTAAAACAGATTTAACTTGGGGTGAAACTCAGGAGTTATTATCTCAATCAGTAAGAGTATTAGATAACGGTCAAAAAGATTTTATATTCAATAATTTTTGTGATATATTATTACAAAAAACTATTGTTGATGGACTACCATTTCCAGCTACTAACGTTGTGAAAATGAGGGAATTACCTATGAGTGAAGTTAGTGTGATCTTGGGGGAGATCTTGAAAGTTATCCCTTTAGAGAGTTATTTCAGCAATCTAGGGATGAACAACTTAGAGATTCCAAAAGCATAGAAAACCAAGTTTACGGCTATTGTGCCTTAGCGTTTGGATGGGATAAAAATCAGGTAGATGGGCTTCCTGCCAAGTATGTTCTTGATACAATGTTTATAAGTATGAAGATGATAAAAGACATATTCAATGGAGTCAAAATATGAGCAGTAATAACACATACACACTAAAAATAGCAATCGATGATAGTAAAATAAGGGATTTAGAGAAACGACTACAAGGTATTATGAGTGGATCTGCTTTAGGCGGGGCTAATCCTGTACCTGCTCAAGGTGGAAATCAAAAAGGTATAATGGAAAATATAATGAAATTAGGTGCAATAGCAGTAGGTGTTACTGGTGTTCTTGCATTAGTTCAAAAAATAGTTTCAATGACAGTTGATGCTTCACCTATGTTACAAGCGATGTTAAAATTATTTAATTTCAGTGTTATGCTTATTTTAAGACCAATCGGTGATTTCTTTGGATTTTTCCTTAGACCGTTAATAATATACTTTTTAAGATCCGTAGCTTTACCATTTTATAGAGAATGGCGACCTATTATGATGCAATTAGGTGCATTTTTAGGTGGACAACTTGTTGATAATTTTAAAGAAGCTAAAGAAGCAGCTGGTAAAGCACCTTGGGAAGAAGGATTTGGACTTGAAGATGCGATCGCAAATTTTAAATCTAATTTGTTAGGATGGGGAGCTTTATTTAATGTTGTAGATGGTGATGACGATTCTTTTGAAAATATGAAAAAATGGATAGCAGATTCAGAAGCAAACTTTGGAAAAATAAATGATTTCTTTACAGGAATTGGAACAGGTATTGATGGATTTGTAACCACAGCTGATACACACTTTGAAACATGGAAAACAAATGTTACTACTTGGCTTACATCATGGAATCCTATTATGTTCCTTGTTAATTCCATTAATGGTTGGATAGCAGAACTTGAATTACCAAGTTGGGATGATGTTACTACAATATTTGATGATATATCAACCGCTATGGAACAACTTGGTAAAGATTTATTGGATGCAATAAAATTAGTAATAAAAGAAGTAACTTTGGGATTAGTTGATCTTACAGATAACAATAATAATACAACCACTAATAATTCATATATGATTGATCTAAACGGTAATGGTACTAGTGATCTTGATGAAGGTTGGTGGAAAGATCTTAGTGATCTTATACAAGGGGGTAAAGAGTAATTGGCTAAAATAAAAATAACAAAATTTAGACCGCAAACAGGTTCAGTAGCTGCTACAACTACTCCATTATTTGTATGGGAATTAGGTAATTTTAAAAGATTCAATTATGATATTAACTCACCTGTTTCACCAGCTCCTTTACCTGAAGAAGATTCAAATGAAAATATTCTTTTAAAAATTGAAGGTAATAGTTCACAAATAACAGTAGCTTGGAAAATAAAAGATGAAGCAACTAATAGATTAATTACAAATAATTCAGCAAGCGGGGATGGGGATAATTTTTTTGCTAGTAGTGGTAGTACAAAAACTATTCAAGAACAGGTTCATTTTATAAGAAAATTTTTAAGAGCATCTAGTATTGATGATTCTTATGAATTAAAACTTGAATATGATTCTTCTGATGAAACTAAAAATTTAACATGGCTTGGAACATTTACACAATTTCATTTTGATACAGCTGAAGTTGAAACACTTACACTTAATGCAAGTTGTAAATTTTTAGAAGGAAATGTTCAATCTATGTATGAACTTGATGCTTCTTCACCACCACAAAATTTTGTTATAAGTTCAGCTTCAAGTGGAACTTTGACATATACGTGGACAGCACCTTTATCTAGCGGTTCTTCAACTATTACAGGGTATAATTTATATTATTCATCTGATGGAACATCATATCAAAAATATTTCCATAATGCTACTTCAAGTCCAAAAACAATATCTTCACTTTCAGCAGGAACATATCATACTTATATGACAGCAATAACATCAGTAGGCGAAGGTCAACCTTCTGCACTTAAAGTAATAGCGGTGTCTTAAAATTGACACATTTAGCAAAGTGTGTGGTATTAGAAACTGATACATCATCTAGCCCCGCTACTCATTATTATTACCCAAGAAAAGCCAGTATTAAACATGAAGGAAATAAAAGACCTGATAGATTAACTGCAACTTTTGGATTTCCAAACAAAGTTAGGGAAGGTTATGAAGTTTCATATATACAAGATATAATTGATACAACATATTTATCAGGGGTATATCCTATGCAATTATCATGTTTTGATGAATCGGGATATAATCAAGATCCAACAGATCCCGCAGAATCAAGGTTTGTTAAAGTTACAAGCGGTAGATACAAAGGACATTATGCACTTGATTTTACTGCTGATGGTCAAGGTGTATCTATACCATCAAATAAAATTACAAATATTGATCTTTCAAAACAATTTGACATTAATATATGGTTTACTCCAGCTACTACACAATTACAAGATGGTAGTGATGAACCTATACTTTGGTCATTTAGATCATCTGATGCAGGTATGGATATAGGCATATCGGGAACAAATGGAAATAATAATTCATGGCGGGGGTTTGTTAGATATGAAACAACAGCTAGTAGTCTTATAAATACAATGACAGGAAGTAGTGAAAAAGCCATGACGGGAGCTCCCGTATATATAAGAGTAAAGCGTGGTTCAGATAATGTAATAAGATTATATGTTAACGGTGTTGAAGATGCAACTGCTTCAGAATCTAATAGTTTACAACCAACTAGCACTCCTATGGTATTTGGTGATACTGATGATTCTACAAGTGATGAATATAAAGGACAAATTCATTTAATTAAAATATATTGTGGAAGTGATTTGACTTTTGGTCAAGCGGAAAAAATGCGTATGTCAAGACCACAACCACAATTTATGAAATTTAATGGTCGAATTAGAAAAATGACAAGTAATCAATCATATAAGGAAATTCAATGTCAAAGTAATTCATATAGACTTACAAAAAGAACTCTAGGATCTAATTCCACACCATCTGCTATTGCACTTACAGGAACATTTAAAACTATTTTGCAAAACGCAGTTGATGAAATTGATAGTGATTTTAAAGTAAGAGCATTAGATTCATTTGCTCATATACCATTTTCAAGTTATAATGCTTCGGCATTAGGAAATATATATGAAGTGGGATCATTTTTACAATTTGCAGATATATTGTTAAATTATAGTAAAACAATAATGTATTTAACACCTAGAAAAAAATTGATTATAGAACAGGCAAGTAATGTAGATAATCAAAGTAGTTTAGTTGGTTATACAACTGATTATGTTTTTAATCAAAATGCAGAAATATATAGATATAAAATAACAAATTCAGAAGATAATGATGCTAAATTAGTTAATGAAGTTGTAGTTACGGGAAGATCAAATACAAGTGCAAATTCTTCATTTACACCAACATCAGGTATGAGAAGAACATTAAGAAGAAATGTGATGCAGTTAGATAACGCTATTGGATTAAAAGAATATGCAGATAGAGTAAGGGAAAATTTACAAGGTACTATTACTTTTGATAAACCACCTACAAAATATATTATACAAACACCTGCACCATGCCATTATGTAAGGTATAATCATATAGTAAAAGTAAAACGAAATAATGGAAATACAACAAGTATATCAGGAACACCTAGTAGAGTTATTGATCAATATGTTATAGTTAGACAAATTGAACATAGTTTTCCATCAGGTAAAACAATAATTAATGTAGGTGAAAATGATATTGATTATTTTGATGATGGAGTTAGTGTAAATAGAACACAATCAGGTTTAGTAGATACAACAATTTAGACAAAATCATCAGGTTTAAAATCTTTTTGTTTTACACCTAATTTTCTAGACCAATCTACAACATCAGGGGGCAAAGTTAGATCCCTCAAATGTTGTTCAATTTTACGCAACAAATCATTAGTAATATCTAACCTATCTTCTATCTCTTTAAACATTTATATTATAGAAGTTCCTTGTATATATTAATGTTTACACATAAAACAGAACACATTGTTAGACCATTCGTAGAATCTATGAACTCAGATGAAGGTCATTTTTATAAAACAGAAGCAGGTAAAATATATCCTAGTATAACAACTGTTTTAAAATTACTAGATAATAAAGAATGGTATCCATTTTGGATAGCTAAAATTGCAAGAGATGAAGGTATAACAGAAGCCCAAGCAGAAAAAAGAGCAGAAGAAATAGGTGCAGGTAGTATTAAAGTGGGAAATAGAATACATGAACTTGCAGAAAAATGGTTAAACAATATAACAAAATTTGATAATACAGATGAAGA